GCATTCATTAGGAATGCAGGAGCACCGCTCACCACACCTGCCACAATAGAACCTTCAGTGGCTGCTGTAACTTCTGCTGTGCCACCAATGGCCAACACTGTGCCAATTTCGTATGTGGCATCTGCCATGTATTTTTCTGCCAAGTCAGCGTATCTTGCTTGAGAAGCTACACCTTGGAAAATGTTTGCTGTGATATTTCCACTGCCATCTCGCAATGCCACTGAGTTATTCACTGTGGTAATTGCTCCAGCATAATCAGTTGAGCTGAATCTTATGTTGGTGGCTTTTTCTGCTATGCCATAAATGTTATCCGCATAAATGTTGGCAAATCTATTAGCATTGGTTCCAATGTCATAAGTGCTGTCTATTCTAGGCTCAATGCCTGTGGCAGTTATGCTCACTGAGTGAGTATTGCTGGCTCCCATTTTAATAACAGAACCAACTTCGTTGATAATTTTTGCTTCATTATCATTTACGATATTAATTCTTAAATCGTTGCCTGTGCCTACTGTGAATCCATTGTCATCAAAATTACTATTGCCTCCCACTTGAACAAAAGCAGATGCTTCTAATCCACCCAATCTATCTGCATTGGCTGCTGTGCCCCAAAATTTATCCAAAGTGCCATTAGAAAATGCCGTTTGTGCTCCTGTGGTAGAATCTGCACCACGCAGTGTAAGACCTTGTTTTACAGTGGTAAATCCTGTGGGTCTATCTGCTGAAAGAATTGTAAATGCTGTGTCGCTTACGATGAAAATTGTTTTGTCATTAACTTTTGCTTCAATAATTAATTGATTAGCACTGAAACTGTCTCTAATTGTTCTGCTGACAATTTGAGTTACAGTATCGCCTACTCCTTGAGGACCAACCAACACATAACTTGTGCCGTTGTAAGCATATAATTGATCATTGGCAGTGTCCCACCAAAAGTCACCCACTGTTAATCCTGCTGGTTCTGCTGTGCCTACTTCTGCACCACCAGTGGTTCTAAATTTTGTTCCGTCGTAAAATTTTAATTTGTTAGTGGCTGAATCAAACCATATTTGACCGCTCAAAGGTCTTGTGGGAGCGTTAGCACTAGCAAAATTTTCTAATAAATGTACAAAGTTTTCGTTTTGAATTTCCCCGTAGCCAGCATAGTTTTTTCCCACTAATTTTAAGTTGGTAGATTGGTCTACTGTACCGTCTTCCACGGTAGTTAATGTCCCTAAAGCGTATCTATCTATTTGATATGGCATATTGCGTTTTCCTTTTGCTCAATTATTTATCTTATTTTATATTAAAGTTCCTTGTGTTAAATCCTGGTCAAACACCCAAGCACCCCCAGAAACTACAAATTGTTTTAATGCTCTTGTGGTGCTAGCAGTAATACTTCCTGTTGCTGTGCCAAATGCTATGTCCATCAATACTGTTTTGTTGGCAAGTCCTGTGAAAGGTGTTCTAGCCACTGTGGCTGTGCTAGCAGTGTATGTTGATCCTGGAGTACTAGATAGATCAAAATACGGTGCTAATTCTATAACAAAATCTGTGCTGTTGGTAATTTCTGTGATAAGATATGTGCCATCAAAACTAATTCCAGCACTGCCTGAAATAGTCACAGTTTGATCCACTTCATACACATGTGGAGTACTGGTGGTAATTCTTACTTGTGTTCCCAATGTTGGTGTATCGTAACCTGTTTCCACAGACAACACTGTGAGTGGAGATGCTGTGATGGTTTGATCCACTGCTGTGTAACTTTTGTCAGAGGCTGCTTCTAAATTAGCACCAGAGAATGACACTGAAGTTCCACCAAATGCCACAGTGTGTACTCTGGCTAAAGATCCTGCTTGTCTTGCTGGAATATTTAATCCTGAATTTGATCCTGAATAAGTGTAACCAGCTGCTGGATAAAGATCATTTAATACAGTGGCAATGTTGGTATTCAATGTGCCGCCAGAACCTAAATCTGTAACATCCAACATAAAACTGATCAATTCTCTGCCATCCACATAACCTTTGGTGGCCACATCAGTGGCCTGAGTGGGTGTGCCTACTCCTCTGATCACTGCTGATCCTTGAACAGAAATTATGTTAGTGGCTGCTTGTAATTGTAAATTTTGTCCGCTTTGGCTGCTTAATGTAATACCTTGCAATCTTAAATTGTCCACATTCAAAGGTCCTGTCAAAGTACCCAACGATGTCAATCCTGGAGCACTGGTGATGGTTGATCCCAACGCTGTGGCAGATATCACTGTGGTTCCGTTAATTTGATAATTTTTTCCTGTGGCTAAATTTATATGTTCTGAACTGTTCCAACCAGTGGCAAGATTTTGCCACAGTAATGTTTTATCAGTCACTGAAGATTTTAATACAATACCTCCACCTGACACATATGAATCATTGCCCAAAGGTGTTCCAGTGATAGTGGCCAATTCAATGGTTTTGTCTTCCACTCTAAGATCTTCTGTGATTGTGGCTGCTCCTGTGCCTTGAACAGTTAGATTACCTTGAATTCTTACATTGCCTATCACATCCAAAGGATAGGTTGGAGTGTTGTTGAATATTCCCACTGCTTGAGCACTGGCATCAATATAGATAGCATCAGTCACTGCAGGTGTTTTAATTTTGAATGCTATATCTGCATTGGCAAAGTTATTTTGAATTATAAAACTATTGCTGGCATATCTCAAACTGGTATCGTTGTTCAATCCAATAATAACTCCATCATTGTTTTGAACTGTGATGCTGCCTTCTGTGAGATCATCCACATCAGTTCTTAAAAAACTATCAGCATTACGATACACTCCTGATCCATCCACCAATGAATCTGCTTTGGTGGCTACTCCACGCCATTTGAAAGTGTCTGAAACTGAATTAAATCCTTGATAGATAGTACCTGTGGGATTACTGCCTGAAACTAATTCAGCAATTAATTGTGAAGTTACTGGTGTGAATTGAGCAGCACTGTAAACTCCTGACAAAGAGTTGCCCACAAAGAATTTTATCACAGTGCGAGTAACATTTTGTGTGTCCAATATAGAATCTACCACAAACCCGCTCACTCCTTGATCATTGGTGTAATCAGGACCAACTGTTACTATGTCGTTACCGTCAAAGAATTTTAATTGTTGATTTAAACTGTCAATCCAAAGATCACCAGCTGCTAAATTAGGTTGAGTAGAGCTTAATATAATACCATTGGTGCTAAACTCTGAGCCATTGTAAACTTTTAATCTGTTTTCTGATGTGTCATACCATAATTGTCCACGCAAAGGGTTTGCTGGAGCAGAAGAGCTGGCAAAATTTTCCAACATCTTCACAAAGTTTTCGTTGATTAATTCTCCAAATCCTTTGTAATTTCTTCCTATCAGTGTGATATCAGTTGATTCAGTATTAATTGTACCGTCAATCAAATCTACCAACAATGATCCGTCTGTTTTGTTTATTTTATAACTCATTATTCACTCTGTCCTGTAAAAATAATATAATTTATAGTCAAATATGGATTCATCACATCTTGAGCATTGCCTATGGCTCCTGAATCTACATCTCCACTGTTGGCAATAGCACTTCCTGCACCTGTGCCTGTGGGTGCATCATAAACTATTGCTGTGGTCTCACCAGGATTTACTCCCCCATCTCTCAGTGCATAATATTGAGCGCCTGTAACACCTTGCATGTTGTGAGTGTGTTGTGGTAAGTTTTCCACTGGAATAGTTTTTGTTTCGTTTCCGCCGAATCCACCAATATTATCAGCAGCACTGGCTGTGACTCTATCAGCACTGGTACCACCCATGTTGTCTCTGCCCAAAGGCATTCTGCCTCTCAAATCAGGCATTTTGAATTTTGTTGCTGAACTTGGAGTTCCAAAACTTGTTCCTATCACTGCAAATAATTGTGGATACAATGATCTTTCATATTCTGATCCATCACACAGCAACCAAAAATTAGGTGCTGCTGCTCCACCAAATGGAGTGATCATACCTGTTGGTATTTTTGCTATAGCTGAAAAGAAATTATCTCTGCTGATTTTGTATAATCCCGTGCTGCCTGAAACTCTATTGATTAATATTTCATCACTGTTTTGACTGAATGATGTGGCAGTTTTGCCAGAAACAAATGCATTGGATATAGAAGTTGTGAACACTGCTGGATCATCATCCTGACCATCAAAAACAATTTCGTTAGATGTAACATCACCCACCAAACTGAAACGAGTGGCGCTGCTTAATTTATTGGCTGTTTCAGCTGCTCCACTGATGGATCCTGTTAAAGTTCCAACAAAATTTCCGTATAAGTTTGTGGCATAAACATTTAAAAATCTATTAGTGGATGAACCTATATCATAACTGATATTAGCATTGGGCATAATATTGCCTGTGGTAATATCTGATTCAAACACTGCATCTTCACCCACATACAATTGTTTGGCCACTCCCAATCCACCTGCAGTGATTATACTGCCTGTGCTGATGCTGTCGCTTTGAGTTGTGGAATTTATATATAATTCTCCACTGGCTTGAATATTTCCTGTGACATCCAATGCTTCTGTGGGAGCAGTGGTATTAATACCCACATTGGTTGTGGAATCTATTCTCATCACTGTGCGTGTGGTGCCTTGATCATTCACTCTAAAATCAATGTTGGCTCCAGAAGTTTTGTGACTGATAATACCTGCTTGTCCTTCAATACCAATGTTCAATGTGGCACTGTTGCCCACATCAATTCCTGAATTGTTGTTTATTTTTAAACCAAAGTTTGCCACATTGGCAGCATCTTTGCGTAAAAAATTAGATCCTGATACAATATCACCACCACTGATTAATTTTTCTGCTTTTTCTGCTGTGCCATAAAATTTTCCAATGCCTGATCCAGTAATATCCACTGAACTTAAATTAAATCCTGGTTGAATGGTTGTGAATCCTGCGATATTAGATTTAGGTGTAAAAGTTTTTGTGGAAATTATTGCTACTGGTTTGGCTTCCACCTGAATCAATACCACTGTGTATTCCAAATTGTCTGTGCCTACAATTGTGGTAGGTTTGGTTCCTGTGCTTAATCCTTGACTGAATTCTGGTCCTACTAAAACCCAACCTGATCCTGTGAAAAGATACAATTGTTGATTGTCAGTGTCCACCCAAAGATCACCTGTGACACTTGATCCTGCCAAAGGTTGAGTGGTTGCTTTGTGTATTCCGCCTGCTGGAACCCATTGAGTTCCGTCATAAATTTTTAATTGGTCCACTCCTGCTGTGTTGTTGTACCACAATTGTCCTTCTGTGGGATTAGCTGGAGCATTGCTGTGTGCAAAATTTTCTAATAAACGTAAAAAGTTTTCTGAGATGTGTTTGCCGTAGTCAGTGGTATATCTTCCAGGCAACTTTAAACTGGTAGAACTATCTTCTACAGTGTTTGCTGGAATAGTGAGACTAGCACCATCCGAATAATTTATTGTGTAATCAGCAGCCATTTTTTATTATACCTCGTTAAAACCTGACAGACTTTGTATTCTAACTGTGTAATCTATTTGTATTAATCTGTTTAAACTTTTTTGTACAGGGTGAAAAATTACATGTGTTAATAATCTTCCTGTGCCTGAACTGGAATAACTTTGTAATCCTAACTCGTCAAACACATATAAATTTTCTGTGTTTGAAGCAGCATCCACTGCATCTTGACCGCTGGGCTCACCATAGTCCAATAAACATGTGACTAAAATATCTGTGTAATTGGTTCCGTTCACGTGACGTGTTTCAATTTTGTTTCTCACTGGATCTGTGTTGCTGACTGATCTGTCATCCACCACTTTGCTGAATGTTTGATTGTATAAAGTGGCATTGGTTCCTGTGGAATTAGGAGTTAGATAAGTCACTATGCCAGTGGGATCAATATAAGTTCCACCAGTTCCAAACACCATGGAATTGATAAATCCTTGACCTTCATTGGCCAAACTTTCTGCCATTGCTATGCTCATATTTTCGTAGTGTATGGCATTGCGTTTGTTGACGAATATTTCGCCCGTTTTAGGGTCGTGTATTTTGATGTGTCCTTGGATTAGTGTTCCGTTGTGTTCTTTAAGTTTATCTATCATAGTATCCTTTTGTCATGTGTATTTATTGCGGCAAACTCACTTCTTTTGCACGCAAGAATCTTGCTATTTCGTTTTCGGTTTGACTCAATGGAATTGTGGATTCTTCTGGTATATCTATGCTGTTCCATAATTTACCTATTTTTTTCACCACAATTACCTTAGTATTTACAGCAGGAGCAGTTAATAGTGTTAAAATTGGTGTGGTGCCCGTCACACTGAACTCTGCTGGTAGTGTAACGTCTGCTTCAGGACTATCCATACCCAGTGTAGCACTGTAAGATTGTATGCTGTTTTTTCTCAATCTGCGTCCTCCCACAAACACTTCAAATTCATTCACATTATTTGGTACAAAAGGCAGTGTGAATGATTCAGTGCTGCCATCTCCTTCAAATGTTTCAGTGATAGTCTCATCTTTGTAAGGCACTGTTTGATAAGCACTTTGATCAAACAATTCTGTACCTGCTGAGTATGTGTCTTTGATTCCAGTTCCCAGTGTGCCTCTTCTCAATTGTTCCAGTTTGTTGTTTGCTTTTATAAAGTATTCAATACGTTCTCCATCAACGAACACAACACCAGGTTTACTTAAACTAATGTTGGGTTCTGTCAATCCTTCAGTGCTTTCCAAATAGATTGCTTGACTGTACCAATGCAGTTCTTGACTCAAATAGTATTTGTTATTATTGCCCAAACGTTTATAATGTGTTCTGTTCAACATGTCTTTGAACTGTCTAAATCCAAATTTAGCCACATATTTAGGCGCAGCAAAATGAATAATGTCCACCACATCCGTCTGTTGCAATGTTCTATTAATTTTCACATACT